ACAGGAGAAGGTTTAGCAATAAGAGGAGGAAACACCAGCAGTCAAAATTCATTAGTAGTTCAAAATTACGATGGTAATAATCCAATTTTAATAGCAAGAAGCGATGGTAATGTAGGTATTGGAACAACTACACCAGAGACTAAATTAGATGTAGTCGGTGAGAGTATTCAGTGCAGTAATCAAGGTAGATTTAAAGGTTGGTATTCAGCAGGTGGTTCTGGATTGGCGGCAGAAATAGGCACGTTAGGAGGTGAGGGGTATATAAATACTTATAATAGAACAGCAGGAGTATATGGTAATCTAAATCTTATTGCTGGAACTGCGAATATGAAATTAACTACTTCTGGTAATATTGGTATCGGGACAACTACGCCTACTGAAAAACTTAATATTAGTGGTGGTAATCTTTTAATGGGTGGCACATTTGATGGACTTTTGATGAACCCAGGTTCTGGAGCAGGGTCTCTTGCTATAACAAGGGGAGGGAACTTTATTAATAACGTTCAGCAAATTAGTGGCACTTATACTGATAATATTGGAAGTGGTGCTGGTGGTGGCGCTCAAGTTTCTCTTCTAAAAAATGAGATGTCTTTTTCTACTTATCCTACAGGAACCTTGGGAGCTCCTGTTGTTTTAACAGAAAGAATGAGAATTACATCTACTGGCGTTGGTATAAATACAACTACGCCTAGTTATAAATTACAAGTTGAAGGCAGTGGAACTGCGAATGAAATTGTTGGTTGGTTTAATAATCAAGGAGCATTCTCTTCCAGTATAGCAGTTAGAATGTCCAGTAAAACGGCGTATTTAACAAATCATAGTGCGTTAGGAACACCCAATTACACTGGACAACTTTCCAATGCAATATCTTATGGCGTTTCGTCAGGTTCTTCCCCTATACAATTTTGGAATGGGTCGCCCGCATCGGCAAAAATGACTTTATTAGAAAATGGAAATGTTGGTATAGGAACAAATGCTCCAGCATTAACTCTTGATGTATCAGGAGGGTCTATAGGTAATTCGGCAGGGGATTTAACGCTTAATGTCAATTCTACAGGAGTTGGCGGTGCATTAAAAGTGGCAGGAGGCACTGGAGTTTTAAGTGCAACAGCAGGTGGTAATTCAGGACAACATTTAGTGATTACAATTAATGGAGTAGTTTATAAAATCAAGTTAGAGTTACCCTAACCATTACAAATATTTTGTTGCTTAATATATATGAATGAATGGACTGATGATATCGAAGGTGTAATGGAAAATGTTAGAATAAATAGTATAATATTTTCCAATTATCACAAAAATCGTTATTACATATACAAGTCATATTTGAAATACTTTAAGTTGCCTTTGATTTTTCTCTCTAGTATAAATAGTATTGTAGCAATTGGATTAACGAACTTTGTAAGCCAAGAAAAGGTTTCAGTTATTAGTTGTATATTGTCATTAATGTCGGCAGTAATAGCAAGTGTTGAGCTTTACTTGGGTATCCAAAAAAGTATGGAAACGGAACTGATGTCAAGCAGGAATTTTTTACTATTAGCCTACGAGATTTTTAAAACTATTTCTTTAGCTAGAGAGAATAGGAGTATATCAGGTAAAGTATTTTTAGATGATAAGTTTGCTGAATATTTAAAGCTTGTAGAAGGAGCAAAATTAGTGCATTCAAAGAAAATTAAAGACGCTCTTGCTCCGTTACCAATTCAATTCAATACTAATAGTTCGGTTGGAACACCTAGTAGTAATAGTGATATTGAACTTGCTTTAGAAGTTCCCAATTTTTAACGTTAGAGAGAATAATTGAAAAAGTTATATACAATATATATAAGATGTTAGGATTTCTTGTTGGATTTATATATGCTTGGATTGATGAAATATTGAAAGAAATGAAGAAATAGGAAAATTATAATATATCTATATGTTATAATTGTAATTTGTAGGAGATAAAAAACAAGTATTTCAATTATAAAACTATCTACCAACCAAATATATAATTATCTCAACTGATTTCAGTTGAAATGATTAGAAATCACAGCCCCGCAAGTAACACGCTTTGTTGTCTTGTAAATTTACTGCAAAATATAAAAATAATATTAGTATTAGTATTTCTGTTACCATTATAGTATATTAACGAATGGCGTCTTTAAGTTGTTTTATTTTAATATATATATATATATATATTTAGGTATTATACTATATACACAAATAAAAGGTTATCATATATATTAACTAAAAAGAACTTAAAGATAATATATATAGTATATATAACAAACAATGGAATTAACAGAAGCAGAAAAAACAACAGCATTGAGACATTATATAGCTCACAAGAAGAGTATGAAAGAATATCAAGAGCGAAATAAAGAAAAGATGAAAGAATTTAACAAAAAATATTTATATAAAATTAATAGTGACCCTGAAAAAAGGAAATTATATTTAGAGAAAAAGAAAATGTATTATAAAAATGTAACTAAGCCAAAAGTTGAAGCCCAAAAAGCTCTAACAATTATTGTATAACAAAAACAAAGATTGTAAATTAGATTTTTATTATTTAGAAATCTAATTTAGGAAAAAGACTTAAAGATTTAAAGACTTAAAGATTTATTATATTTATACATTATATAGAATGGTTACTCACAATTGTGAATGTTGTCAATATAACACAAGTAAAAAATCAAATTACGATAAGCACTTATCAAGTGAGAAACATTTATCAAAAGCAAATAATTCTACTGCGGAAATAGAAAATAAAGAAACTAATTTAATTGAAAAAGAAACTAATTCAACGACGGCTTATAGAACTCTACAAGAACTTGAAGCGAAGCTACTTTTAGTTGAAGAAATTATTAAAATTAAAGATGCATTATTAGACAAACAAGAAAATGAAATTGATTATTTAAAAGAACAATTATATTTAAAAGATACGCTATTGGAAAAGCAAGAAAATCAAATTGATTATTTAAACGAAGAATTATATTTAAAAGATGAAATACTTTCTAAAAAAGTAATTGAAACAAAACAAATTGAAACAAAACAAATTGAAACAAAACAAACTGAAATAAAGCAAACTGAAATAAAGCAAAATAAAATAAATTTAAATGAAAATGTAACGATTGAAATTAAAGAATTAGAACTCAACTTGAGTATTGATGATTTTTTTGAAAAATATATTAAAAAAGGTGGAGAAACTAAATATACTTTTTTACACCAAATTAATGGAATTAAAAACCCCGTTATTAAATTTGAATATTTACAAAAAGGAAATTTCTATAACCTTAAAAAAGTAATTGAAGAATTAACGTTAAATGGACTTAAAGATTTACCAAAAGGTGTTTCATTTTTTAAAGTTGTCAATGAAAGACTAAACCGTTTTAAAATTAAAACAAATGAAGGAATATTAACAAGTAAAAATGATGAAAAAGAAGTTGATAAATGTATTAAAAGATTATTGATTAGAATTTGCGATTTCTTGAGAAGTTCAATTACAACATTTGTGTTGTCATTTGCAAAGGAGATAAAATATATAGATACTGATGATAATGAAATTATAAGTAATGCAAGAACTAAAAAACTATTCGGTGATGAACTTACCTCAAGGGAACAATCTCTTTTAAAACAAGATAATGCTAATTTCAAAATAAAAGAAAAATTTAAACAAACTACTAATATTGATTACGATAGGTTTTATACTTGGTATAATGACGAAATAATGAAACAATTTCACGCTTTTGATGATGAAGTAGAATTAAAACATTTTAGAGTTTTGTTATCAAAGAAAACTCAAAGAGTAATTGAAGAAAATGAACCAGAAGAAGAAGATAATGAAATGGAAGAAGATAATGAAATGGAAGAAGATAATGAAGATAAAGAAGAAGAAGAATAAAATGATTTATTATATTTTTTAAATAAAGAAAATATAATATTCGGTGTATATACTATAATACCAAATGGAAGAGATACAAGAGATTTAAATTAATTTAAGCAAAGTGTTTTTCTAAAAACAGGTTTTTCATTCTTCACAGAGTGAAATTTGTGTTTTTGCAAATGACTTTTGTGTTTTCTTTTTTATTATTCAATTTTATAACAAAAATAATAATAAAAGCTTAAACCTACTTAAAGAAGATATAGTTAATATAATATAATACCAAACATTGCTACTTTTGTAGCTTCTTTTTTATACTATATAAAGAGAAAAGTAGCTTTAGAGCTTCTTTTTTATACTATATAAAGAGAAAAGTAACTTTAGAGCTTCTTTTATATACTATAATACCAAAAGTAGCTTCCAAAAGTAGCTTCAAAAGTAGCTTTATAGCTTCTTTTATATACTATAATACCAAAAGTAGCTTCAAAAGTAGCTTTATAGCTTCTTTTATATACTATATAAAGAGAAAAGTAGCTTTATAGCTTCCAAAAGTAGCTTTAGAGCTTCTTTTATATACTATAATACCAAAAGTAGCTTCCAAAAGTAGCTTTATAGCTTCCAAAAGTAGCTTTAGAGCTTCTTTTATATACTATAATACCAAAAGTAGCTTCCAAAAGTAGCTTTAGAGCTTCCAAAAGTAGCTTTAGAGCTTCCAAAAGTAGCTTTAGAGCTTCCAAAAGTAGCTTTAGAGCTTCCAAAAGTAGCTTTAGAGCTTCCAAAAGTAGCTTTAGAGCTTCTTTTATATACTATAATACCAAAAGTAGCTTCAAAAGTAGCGATGAGTTGGTATTATAGTATATTAACGATACCCTCTTTAAGTAGTTTAAAGCTTTTATTATTATTTTTGTTATAAAAGTGAGAAAGAAAACAGAAAACACAAAAGTGTAAAGCCAAAACACAAATTTCACTCTGTGAAGAATGAAAAACCTGTTTTCATTTGAACACTTTGCTCAACAACTCATTCCATCTCTTCCATTTGGTATTATAGTATATTAACGATAGTATATTAGAAAATCGCATCAAAATCAAAAATATCGGTATCTTGGTTTTTATTCGCTAGAGCGTATTCGCTGACTTGACATTCAAAGAAATTTGATTTCCGCTCCATACTGATAGTTTCCATATATGAGAAAGGACACAAAGTATTCCATATTTTGTTGTATCCTAATTGGACGCAAAGTCTATCGGCGACAAACTGAATGTATTTAGTCATTAAAATACTATTCATTCCAATTAATCTACAAGGCAATGCATCACAAATAAACTCGGTTTCAATTTCAACTGCCTCTTTAATGATTGAGTGTATTTTTTCCTGTGTCAATTTGTTATTTAGTTTTTTATACAGTTCAATAGCAAACTCTGTATGTAGTGCTTCGTCTCTACTAATCAGTTCATTAGAAAAACAAAGACCTTTTAGCATATTTTTGGAACGAAACCAATATATAGCACAAAAAGCACCGCTGAAATGTATGCCTTCCACACAGGCAAAAGCAACCAATCGTTCAGCGAAACATTCGCTACTTTGGATATGTTCTTTAACCCAATCTGCCTTCTTTTTCACGCAAGGAAAGTTATTAATCGCATTCAATAATTTTGCCTTTTCAATTCGGTTGGTTATATAAGTATCAATTAAATTCGCATATACTTCTTGATGTATTCCCTCTATTGCTATTTGAAAGCCGTAGAACAATCTTGCCTCACTGTTTTGAACCTCGTTGAAAAACCGCAGACACAGATTTTCATTAATAAGTCCGTCCATACAGGCAAAAAACGCCAGTATCATACTAATAAAATAACGCTCATCATCAGTCAATTTTGCCCAATCAACCATATCCTTTGATAAATCCACCTCTTCGGGTATCCAAAAACAAGAAACAGCATTCTTATACATTTTATACAGGTCATTATACTTGACAGGCAACACGACAAAGCGTTCATCGTCAGGAGTGAGTAATGGTTCTTCGCTCTGCTTATTCATTTATATATACGGAGAAAATAGCCGTCGGGTAACCTCTAAACTCAATTGCATCTCTTCTATATTTGATATTATAGTATATACACCGAATATTATATTTTCTTTAGATATTTTTTAGGAATATTAGATTTTATTTGAATAATTTAAAAATAAAATCTCAATTACTTATATAAATGGAAAACTCAAAAATATTTCAAAGTTTAAAAGACAAGAATATTACTGCAAGTTCTTTAAAATTATATTTGAATAATCTAAGACGATTAAATGGAGGTGAATTTCCAAAATCATTTAATTTTTTAAAAGATGTAGATGTTATTTTAGAAAAGATTAAAGATTATAAACCTAATACGCAGCGTTGTTATATTATTTCAATTGTATCGCTTTTGAAACAAGAAACAAAATTGAAAAAGTTGTATGATAAATATTATACTATTTTAATGAATTTTAATAAGGAGCTAAAGACAAATAATGAAAAAAGTGAAACTCAAAAAGATAATTGGATTTCACAAGATGAAGTTAAGGAACTTTATACGACTTTATCAAACGAAGTAACTGAAATGGTGAAAGATAAAAAAAAATTATCACCAAGTGAGTATGAAAAACTTTTGAGATGGTTCGTTTTGTCTCTTTATACTCTTCAAAAACCAAGACGAAATGCTGATTATCAACTAGCGTTAGTTAGTCGTAATAAATTAACAAATCCCGACCCTCAATATAACTATTTAGATGTAGCAAATAAAAAATGGATATTTGGAAATTACAAGACGAAAGGAACGTATAAAATTCAGTATCAAGATGTTTCTCCTGAAATGGAGCAAGCTGTTGAACTTTTCTTGAAATTCCACCCTCATTCCAAATTATACAAGAAAAAAGATGCTTTAGTTCCTTTATTAGTAGATTTTGAAGGTAACCCTTTTCAGCAAACAAATAGTATTACTCGTATTTTGAATAAAGTTTTTGGTAAGAAAATAGGTGTATCAATGCTTCGTAATATATACCTTACTGACAAATTCGGTGATAAGGTAAAAGAATTGAATGAAACGGCAAAGGAAATGGGAACATCTAGTAGCACTATTCAAAACCAATATGTCAAATTAGACGATATTTCTCCTCCTGCTGAAAATTAAGTATTTGAAATTTAAATATTATAAAAAATTAGTAAATTTATAATATTTTTAGTTTAGTTTTAAAGGCTTCTCTTTAAGTTGTTTTCATTTATTATTTATTTAATGATTTAAAGAAATTTTCTTTTTCTCAAATATTTTCTCGCCTCTTCTTCAATTTCATTTGTTTCTTTGTTATAAAATCCTACAACAGATTTCGTTTCAGTATCGTATAACAGATTATCCACTGGATTTATTAAGTATTGTTTATCATTCAATGTAAATCTGCGAACTCTAACTTCTTCTTCTTCTTCTTCATCATCTTCATCTTCATCTTCATCTTCATCTTCTTCTTCTTCTTCTTCATCATCTTCATTTTCATCTTCTTCTTCAATTTGTAAGTCAAGTAGCTTCAAAGCGTAACAAGAGCTAGTATTATATTCTATAATTTTTTCAAAACTCTTATTTCTCATTATTGACAAACTACCATTTACATTAATATCAACAGTTAATGTAAATGAAAATCTAACTTTTCCGTAAGCTGGTCTGTCGTAGGGTAAATTATCAATTTCAACTTCAAAATCTGCTTCATCTCTATCTTCATTGGGTTCAAGCAAACTCTTTACTTGACGATACGGAATTTCATCAAATAAATTAAAGTAAAGAGCGTCGTTCAAAGTAATGAAATTCCTATAGGTCATTGTAATTCTTGATTGATTGTTTGTTTAGATGCCTTTTATTTATTTTAGAAAAAGCATTTCAATTTTTTTTGTTTCTCATATAAAATTGCACTCACTGAAAATTTATAAATTATATGTGCGATAATAATCTTTTGGATATAAAAGAGTTAGTTCTTCATTAGCATTAATGTCACGTAGAGCATATAATGCTCTCTTTTTCAAAATACAATTAGGATTTATACTCTCATTTATAAAATTTACAAAGTTGTTAGAGAGATAAGGTTCTTGTTTTGCTACAATTATTCGGTTTATTCTTTTCATTCTGTAGGTATTCAATGAATTTAATTTATATTCTCCATATTTCTCTCTAAACTCTTTTAAAGACATATCCTGACCAATATAATTAAAGAGTTTGTCATCAGCTTTTAAGGCTGTTGTAGAAAATACTCCTAATCCTTGTATTGTAGATGTTTTTATTTCCATTTTATAAATGATAATAAAAAAAATTAAAATTAATTCAATTCTAGAATTCTTCGCTTTAAGTAGTTTTTATTTATTATTTATTTATCATTTAAAAAAAAATTGAAATGTATTTACCCCCTTATCTATTAATTATATTATTAAAGAACGATGGAAAATACCCAAGATAAAAAACCAAAAGAACAAATCCACGAATTAATGGTGGAGATGTTTGGAATGATTGAAGAGATGAATATTAATGACGGTCAATACCTTCAATTTGCTGAAATGTTTAAGCAAATGAATTTAAATGTAAATCGTCTCAATGAAATTCAACAAATTATAATTAACAATGTTTATTACAATCGCTATATTAAACGAACTACGACCATCAAGAGAAAAAGATTGACTGAAGCCCAAAAAGTCAATCACGAATACTATACCCTTTGTAGTTGTGGTTGTTATATCCACAATGACAACCAACTTGACCACATTAAAAATACTTTGAAACACCGAACAGGTCTCCGTAATAAAAAATATTCAGCAAAATATAAAAATCCTGATGACCCTTTGATTGACTTTGAGATTAATAGAGAGGTAATTTTACAAGGGTTCTGTATAAAACATTTTGCCGCTGTTAAAGGTATTAAAATTGATGAAGATGAAACTTTAGTTTAAACCAAAAATATTTGAAATTTAATTCAATTCTAGAATTCTTCGCTTTAAGTAGTTTTTATTTATTATTTTTGATAAACAACTTTGAAAGCTCAACAATTTGTTTATTTGGTTTATCTCTTACCATTTTTTTTGCGAACCCCATTATATCTTTAATTCTTGATTTTGGGTTTTGTTGTTTAAATTGATGATATAAGACCAAAAATTTATTTACCCTACCGTTACCAGCAAGAGCAGCTGAATAAGGTTTCGCTAACGCTTGACCAAAAGTTTCACTTAATACACCAAGTTCTTTTGATTTTTGGTTGTCTCTAGGGTCAGCTCCTTTTTTAGTAACCATTTCATTCCATACCGTATCCGCAACGGCTTTACCTAAAACAGGGTTACCTGTAAGCATTGTTGAGCCTACCATTGCTGTTGCATCAAAAATAGGCTTACCAGCTGATACAACAGCAGGTAAGAGGTAATCGTGAGTTATTTCACCTGATTTAATCATTGTATTTCTAATATCCTTATTCCCAAGAGCATACGTCATAGGATTAACTGCCGTCCCGACTTTAGCTAGATTTTTATTTACTGTTAGATTTACATTACCAAGAGCCTTCGAAATCGGTTTAAATGATTTACCCATTTTTTTAAAAGTTCTACCAATTCCACGACCAGTAGCTCCAGTAGGAATAACATTTTCAGGAGGAGGACTTTGAGACCTTATAAAATCTATTCTGTCATTAACCATTTGTCTTCTTGTTGTTGAGTGAGGGTGTTGATTTGATGTTAATGATTGACTTAAATTAACTAAACTCGCTATATTTAAATTTTCTATTATATTTCTAAAAACTTCATTAGGTAAATCAAGAATACTTCTTCTACCACCTCTTACTCCGTAAGGATTTGTTCCTCTATTTACAATCATACCACCTCTTTTTTTCCTACCTCTGCCTACAGGTTCTGCTATAGATATTGCTTCTTCCATATCATCTTGTGAATTTGCTCTTCGTGCTGTTACCTCTGGAGTTACTCCTTCTATTTGTGCTGTTGTCAAAATTGGAATTATATAATCCACATCTTCAGTTGGAATACTATCATCACGAATACCCCTTATTCTATTTAAGTCTCTTAATATCCTATTTCTATTATTATAGTCCCAATTAATTTCAGGTATTAATAAGTCTCTTAACATCCTATTTCTTTCAGGTATTAATTCATCTCTTGGATTTAGGTCATACGCGTCATACGCTTCTAAATTTCGTATAAGTCTTGGTTCTATAATGTTTAGACTTCGCTGTAATCTTTCTTCTTCTGTCACTGGAGTTGATGCTCCAGCACCTCCACCTCTTTTTTTCCTACCTCTGCCTACAGGTTCTGCTATAGATATTGCTTCTTCCATATCATCTTGTGAATTTGCTCTTCGTGCTGTTACCTCTGGAGTTACTCCTTCTATTTGTGCTGTTGTAAATTCTACATCTTCAGTTGGAATACTATCATCACGAATACCCCTTATTCTATTTAAGTATCTTAATATCCTATTTCTATTATTATAGTCCCTATTAATTTCAGGTATTAATTCATCGGTTGGACTTTGATTATACGCTTCTAAATTTCGTGTAAGTCTTTGTTCTATAATGTTTAGATTTCGCAGAAATCTTGCTTCTTCTGTCTCTGTCACTTGAGTTGATGTTCCAGCACCTCCACCTCTTTTTTTCCTAAGGCGAAGCCGACGGCTTATACCTCTTCTCATACCACCTTCTACTAATTCACTTTCAGGTGCAAGAGCATCTTCCACATTATAAGGTTCGCTCATTTCTTTTAGAGGGTCTTCATCAGTATTTGATGGGTTCAAATTAAATGATATTTTTTTAGATTTTTGTGGTTCTAAACTATTTAATACTTGCGAAAGTAGAGGTTTTATATTTTGTCCTGAAATCCAAGTATTCCAAACAATTTCTAGATTACCAGTATGTAGTAATAAAGCAACAGCATCTTGAGGAATTCCTAAAAAAACCAATTGTTTTATTTTTTCGTCTAATCCAAATTGTCTTGTATCTTTCATTATATCATTATTAGATATTTTATTTTCTTGTCTTTTATTTTCTTGTCCTATTTCTTTTTCTCCTAATCTCTCTAAAATACTATAAGAATGTTCTCCTACTACATCAATAGAAGATTTAGAAGGAATAGTAATATCACGAGACTTACTATATTTTGGGAAAAGTATTTCTCTTGTTTTCGCAACAGGAGCAAATAACCCACTTACAATGTCACTAGAACTACGAATATTATACTCATTTTTAGCAGGATTTTCAAATATATAAGCAGGATTTACATTTATAATCTCTTTGGTATCCTTACCAAGTTTTCTAGATAAGATTGAACCTTGTGAATGTCCTAGAGTTGAAATATTTTCTTTACCATATTTAGCTTCAGCTAAATCTTGAATTGTTTTACCCTTTTTATATCTTTGTGTATATTCATACACTCCAAGAGCGTAAGCAAGATTGTTCCCCCAATCTGTTAATCCTTTTGTTCCTCTGTGAATAACAACAGCTTCTTTAGATTTAGGATTATAATATACTTTTACAGTATCATTTGATAATTGATTATCTAGAATAAAGTCATCAATATTTTCAGGTGGGTTATCTTGATAAGACGCATCTAAAAAATTCTTAATTTCTTTTGCTGTGCGTTTGCCTCCTTTCTTATAAGCCGTCGGCTTCGCCTTAACAAATGGAGGTAGATTTTTAGAACCTTTAATATATTGTTTTAAAATACTTTGTTTTACAAGTGATGAAGGTTTAATTTCGCTAACAGTTAAAGGAGTTTTTTTGCTAATTTTTTTTGTTGGTCTATAAACTGGATAATCTAAACCAGCAATATCCTTCCATTGTTCCTTTTTCCATCTATCAAGATTTTTCGGTGTTCCATCATCAGCATATTGTCCTCCTAATTCCTTATAAGTTTTAACCAGAAACATACTTTTATAAGCACTAGGTTTTGAATATTTTTCATTAGCTATTAATCTTGCTATTTTGTAAATATCTGGATTAAGTATTTTAGGCATTATATAATATATTTATATAATATAAATGAAACTACCTTTGGTTATATATCTATTAATAAAAAAATAATATCTATTCTAAATATATGAATAAAGAAGGTGATAAAGCGAAAATATTTTCGTCTAAATCAAGAAAAATTATAAAATACAATGAGGATAAACCCTATTGGGAAAATACACACCCTACAGAAAACGGTGTAAAACAAGCACAAGAAAGTGATACGGAAGATGATGAATGTGTAAAATCAAAACCAAAGGGTTATTCGCTCTTAAAAAAAATATATGGTGGTGGTAGTCATTCTCAATTAATCTCTCCAAAACTTCAAAGTGATTTAGGTAAGAGATATAAAAAAGTAAGTGATAATTATAGTGATGTAGTGAGACATTTAGAAGAACATCAACAAGAAGGTATTGGAGATATAAAAGATGTAAAACAATCAAAGTATTTGAGAAGAGAAATGAAAAGGATAAATGCTTTACATTTAACACCAGCAAATCAAGTAGCAGGAGATGATGCATTATATAAATATAGTAATCCAAAACAAGTTCAAAAGAAAGCATTTCAACTTTACGGAAATGATGCGATTGTTTATAAGAGTGATAAAAAAGAAAAGAAATATCAAATTCAAGATGAAAATACAGGTAAATTTGTTTATTTCGGTCAAATGTTGGATACAAAAAATAAAAAACAAGGTTACGAAGATTTTACGAAACATCACGATGAAGTCCGCAGGAATTCTTATTTAAAAAGAGCATCAAATATTAAAGGAGATTGGAAGACAAATGTATATAGTCCTAATTTTCTAGCTATATCTCTTTTGTGGTGAGAAACAATTAATAAATATTCTACCTCTAACTAGATGATATAATAGTTTTAGATGAAGTTAATTTAGATTAATTTTTTTATATATAAAAATGAATTTAAAGAGAATTTGGTAGTATAGTATATAAGATGGTGAGGAAATATAAAAAAGATTTAATTTGTGAAGATTGCTCTTGTGATATTACCCTAAATGAATACGCTAATTACGATGAAAAATGTAAATGGTGCTACGCAATCTATTTAGGACATCAAGTATTTGAATGTTGTAAATGTGCTAAAAAAACATTAAATGAAGAAGATATGATGTTTAATGTAGGACAAAATTATTATTGTCATTCTTGTGGTAAAGATGAATAAGCCGTCGGCCAAGGGTTCGTCCCGACTTAACTTCGCCTTAGATGAAGAAAGCGAATAATTTAAGCAATACGAGTTATTTGTATTTTGGAAAGAGGAGAAGCAGACACACCATATGCCGTAGCACCCGATGAAACATATGTCATTGGAATAGTAAGAGCATCTGTTCCACTGCTTGAAAGAACAGCACTTAACGAAATGGAAATTCCATCTTGTCCTGTTTGATTTTGAGAACGCCAAAATACAGTTGCATTTTTGGCAATACCAGTATTACCAGTCAATGTTTCTGCTCCAACATCAATATGTAAAGTTCCAGTAATAGCCCAAATACCTTTAGGTAATACTAGAGAAGCCATTGGTTGAAGTAATGCTCCAGAGGCAACAGTAACAAGATTAATTGTGGGTTCAAATGTATAACCAACGCTACCAACAGGGAAAAAAGAAGGAACAGGTTGAACTAAAGCAGAATTTTCACAAGAAATGTAACTCATTTTATAATATACTCAAATATTATATTTTTTTTATAATATTTTGCTAAAACTTATTCTATCAGGAAATCCAATCACATATTAAAATATCAGGAGGTTTGCCTGTTTCTTCAACTTTTTCATCAACCTTATTAATAAAGTCGTCTAATTCATATCCAACCAACATTGCTAAAATACGGGCTACACACCATCTTCCACAAGTGCTAACTCTATCATCTATTGTTTGAAATTTTCGTTTATTATAAAACACCTTTTGGTCTTTGCGTTTAGTTTCTTTCAACATTTTTGTTAAAGGATTACCTCCTTGTCCTAAAAGATGCTTGGAAATGGTATTAATATATCTAAATTGTCCGTCGGGTTTTACCCCGTAACTATCGAACCATTCAATAATATTACCATTTTTACCATATTTCATTATACAGCACCAATGTCCTTGATTGTATTGCTGTTCTGTTAAAATAACTTTAAAATCTTTATCATTTGGTAAAAGTTGATTTATATCATTGTAGTCAGCTAATTCGCTGTATTTCATCACTTTACCAGCTCCTAAATTTCGTTGAATATCTGCATCACTAAACAATTTAGCTAACTCTTCTTCATACTTTTTGATAAGAAGCTCTTTTTGTCTTTTATTCATTTATATATTGTTAGAAGAAAACTTTAGGAAAACTATTAATTTAGATTTCTTAATTTATAAATATTTTTTTATCTATACATACTATAAAATGGTTCATTGGGAACAATCCTATCAATTCGGTAAATCAAAAGAAGCTGATATACTACAACTTTTGAGAGAATTTTTCAAACGAGATATACAGCAATATCCAAATAAATATGACGATTTTGACTTTTACGATGATGAGACTGAATATGAAGTGAAAAGTCGCACAAATATTTATTCCAAATATCCTACAACAATGATTACGCAAAATAAGACACAAAAACTTACATCAAAAAAGGTAATACTTTTATTTAATTTTATTGATGGTTTATACTATATAGAATACAATACATCTCAATTTAGAAGATATCAAACCCGATTATTTAGTAGATTAGGTGAGGCTTGGGACGAAAAAATACATATCTATATTCCTATTACAGACTTGAAAAAAGTTGAACTAATTGAAGAACCAATTGAAGAACCAATTGAAGAACCAATTTTATAAGGTGAAGCCGATGGCTTATAAAAAAAGTAAATAACTTATATTAGTAAAAAAATTAATCTAATATAAGTATATAATGTCTGTTGCGAACTCAATCCAAAAAGGAGATTTTGACTTAAATGTTGTTTCTATACGAAAACCATTAGAATTTGCTGATGGAACTATACAAGATACTGCATATACTGGTGGAGGAGGTATTCCAACCCTAGAAGAAGTTTTAACATCTGGAGATGACGCTCAAAATTTAGATATAAAAGGTGTCAATACTTTAGAAGTAATTAATCAAATTGAATTAACACCAACAGGTAATGTAATTAATTTCGTTGGTGAAATAAATCAAGTTGCTATAGGTCTTACTTTTAATGGTAATCAGCTACAACCTACTGCTATAAATTCAAATTCAGGACAATCAGCAGCCGTAGCATTAACCATCTGTGATAATGTTGGAGGAGAAGGATTGGAGATATTACCAAACGCCACAAATAATGCTAAAAATCCAATCGTTCAAACAGGAGATATTGTTATTGCTGCTAGTTCAACAACTCAATCACTCGCTATTACTTGTGATAGTGCTACTACCAATGGTGTAAGAATTACTGATACAACTGTTGTAATTGGTGCTGGTGGTGCTGGTGACAATCCTACAAATTATACTGAATATGTAGGGACAGGAACTTTACAATACGGTCAATCACATCAATTCGTAAATGGTGTCGCTCAATATTCCCCTGTTGGAAATGGAGGTAGAATAATCCCATCTGTTCCTTCTTTATCTGCTACAGCTGTTCCTTGTTTTGAAATACTTACTTATTCATTAGGAGGTGATGATGGAACAAGATTTGAAACAATGACTTTAGCCCACAATGCATTAAACACTTCTAATTACTCCGTTTTTCCTTCCATTTATTACGGATTTACTGGTTCAGGCGGAACGTATGATGCAGCTGGAACATCAAGTGCGATTAATCAAATTATTATTTCATCAATTACAAGCACTAATTTTGTTTGGACGCTTACAAAAGCAACAGGTAATAATGTGAATGTTATTCTACAGTTTTTAATTGTATATGGAATGTCAGGAACAAATTATTCAAAAACGTATTAGGTAGTATAGTATAATAGCAATTGATATAAATAAAATATAATTTCTTTATTTAAAACAAATTATATAAAATAAAAATCTAATTATATTCTATATGGATATTTTAGGCAATCTCTGGAAATCAAAATCAAGTAATCAAGCTTCGCACAATGCTATACTTATTGGAAAACAAGACCATATACGCCCTCAATTAAGAATTCCAATTGAAAAGAAGCCAGTTGGGTATAAGAACATCAATACATCACAAATCAAGATTATTACCGACACAAATCTAATGTAAAATATGAAAATATATATTATTAAAGTATAAGAACATCAATAAATCACAAATCTAGATTATTACCGAGAGAAATCTAACGATATATGGTCTTATATAGATTTCAATAGGTAAAAATTTTAAAATTTTTACCTATTGAAATCTATATATATTATCTTTAAGTCATTTTTGATTAGATTTATACTTGTAATAATCTAAAATCCACCTTATCAATTGGTTATATATAGTATATTACCGAACCCATCGATATTTTTTAGATTTTAGCAAAATTATTATATTATTTTAAAATAATAATCTCATTATAAACTATAAGAAATGTCATTTACACAACAAGCCTCTGCGAATAAAATTTACTATGATGTTGTAGTCAGTAATCTCAGTAGTGTAGAACAACCTCCACCAACTTTATATTTTAACGAAACTAGAAATAACCCCTTTATCCTAGACCCAGCAAGTTATTATTTAAGCATTGTTCGTTTTACATTAGATACAACTACATTACCAATTATTCAACCTCAAATTCAACCCGACCAAGGTAATCGTGATTTAACTTTATATTCATTTACATTATCTTATACAAATCCTGTTGCTCCATTCCAACAGTTTAATTTTCGCCAATTTGTCATTTTTGAACCTCAAGATTTAGATACCATTGTCCCTGCACCTCCCTCTCAAACAGATAATAAACTACAGAATTCTTCTACTGGATATTACGATATATACAACACACAATATTGGATTTATCTTCTTAATAAGGCTCTTATTAGTGCTTACGCTGGATTAGATGCTTTAGTTGTAGCCGCTGGTCTAGTGCTACCAAGTCCTAATGCTCCCGTAATGACTTGGGATACCACTAGCAATACAGCTATTATCAATTGTGATAATGCTGGATATAATGATAGTGTAGCAAATCGCATTGAAATTTATATGAACTCTAATTTATACCAATTATTCAGCAGCTTTCCTGCTATAATTTACGGATTAAGTTCTGTTTCTTTAGGAAAAAATATAAGAATAGCAACAACATCTTTAGGAGGTTCAAATTTAATCAATTTCCCACCAGTTTCTCCAACTTATCAAGCAATTCAAGTTATTCAGGAACACAGCACTATATCCGTTTGGACACCTATAACATCTATTGTATTCACTTCAAATACTTTACCTATTGTTCCTAATCAGGTCTCAGCTCCTTTGTTGTTCTTTAATGGAGCTAGGTTTAGTAGTGGAGGTAATAATGCTAATATTTCTCAAGTTATTACTGATTTTGTCGGTGCAGAGGGTAATTATAAACCTTCTATTACTTATAATCCAACCGCTCAATATAGATTAGTCAGTTTAATGGGAAATACTCCTCTTTATAATTTAGATGTTGAAGTATTTTATAAAAATAGAGTAAGCGAACTTATACCTTTCAGGTTGTCTTCTGGTTCAACAGCAACAATTAAGTTTCTTTTTACAAAAAAATATACTGAGGAGTAACTATTTAAAGAGATTTGCTGAATGTATATTATAATGGAAGAAACTTGGAGAAGTTTAAGCAATTACCCAAATTATTCAGTTAGTAATTTAGGTAATATTAAGAACATTAAAAAAAATACAATTCTTAAACCTTCTATACACAAAAGCGGATATCTAGTGGTTCAATTATTTAAAGAAGGGTTTAGAAAAAGTTCAAGACTTCATCGTCGTATTGCTGAAGCATTTTTAGACAATTTTGATGAAACTAAATTTATAGACCACATTGATAGAAATAAACTTAATAATTGTATTGATAATTTAAGAATGGCTACTCCATTAGAGAGTTGTTTAAATAGAGGAATTTGGGGAAAAAGTAAATATAAAGGTGCTTATTTTAGTGAAAAGCGACGTGATTGGCGTTGTCAAATTAGAGTTAATAAAAAGTGTATAAGTTTAGGATATTATAAAACAGAATTAGAATGTGCCTTGACTTATAATAAATATATTGAGGAAAATACTTTAGCAAATTATCAAAAAAATATTATCTAAATCTATTATATAAATGTCGGATTTTCGCACCATATTGATTGAAGATGCTCGTATTGCTGATATTACTGCTACTGAAGTATTTGGAGTTCAATCTTCAGCCGCCCAATCTACTTATCAGCAATTTCAAGCTGTAAGCACTTCCAACTCTTCTATTACCTTTAATATTCAAATTCCTAGTGAAAATATTGTCATTGATAGACATTTACTTTTAGCTTCTCAGTTAAGTTTTCAACTTACTCTCGGTGGGGCTGGTGTAAATAATGTTCCTATTGGACAACAGTGTTTCCAATATGGTCTTACTGATGCTCTTCAAGCATTTCCCCTAAATTCTCTTTTTACTACTATTCAAACTACTATTAACAATGTATCTGTTTCTACAAATTTACAAGATGTATTACCAATGTTGATGAGAATGAATGATAAACGCACCTTATCTCGTTACAATAGTCAAACACCTTCTCTTCCTGACAGTGCGTGGGGACAATATAGAGATGCTCCTGCCTCTAATAACAACCCTTTAGCTTCTTATAACAATGCTGGTTACGATGAATGCTTTGAACCTCGTGGTTCATTTAAACTTGATACTTTAATTATTGACAGATATAATGCCGCTGGTGCTTGGCAAGACCATTCTCCTGTTTGCGTTGGTGCTAATGATTTTTGGATTATTTCTATCACTACTTCATTGACTGAACCCTTCCTTGCTTTGTCTCCTTTCATCAATTGTGAGCCTGAAAATTCTGCTGGTCTCGTTGGTGTTAATAATATGAGTATGGTTCTCAATGTTGATAGCACTTGTAAGCGTCTTTTCTCTACAGCTAATAACGCTGTTAGCGGTGGAAACGCTCTCGTTGGTTTCATTAGCAAGATTGGACTTGGATTTCAAATTCCTCCAAGAGACCCTGCTGGAGTTCCTCTTGCCTCTCAACAAACTGGTTTTGTCAATACTAGATTACTCTTTAATTTCTTGTCTCTTCAACCAGAGCAATATGCTAAGATTTCTACGAAAAATGTGGTGCCTTATTTAGACTATCCACGTTACATTAGCACATTCGCTTCTGGAACGACTGTTCCTACCAAGCAATCTGTTACACTCACTTCTCAATCTATTCAGCTCAATCAAGTTCCTGATATGATTTTAATTACTGCACGAGTTCCAATGACTTCTCAAAACCAAAATTATTCTAGTTCTTTCTTAAGTATTCGTAATATTCGTGTCAATTTCAACAATGCTTCTGGTCTTCTTGCGTCAGCAACAACTCAAGACCTTTATAATTTAAGTTTCCGTAACGGCAGCTCTCAATCTTTCTACGAGTTCTTGGGTGAGGCAAATGTGAATGATAATGTTACTGGTGGAGTTGATACAGTTGCTACAACTGGTTCTCTTCTTGTTCTCAATCCCGTATATGATTTCTCTCTTCCCTCTTTCCTTGCAAGTTCAAGTCTCGGCCAATATCAATTCCAATTTAATATGGAAGTCTATAATCAATATGGCTTTGATGTTATTGCTCCTGAAATTTGTATCGTAACTGTCAATTCCGGTATCTTCGCAACTCAACAGGGAACTTCTCAAATATTTACGGGAATTTTAACCAAGGAACAGGTATTACGCACTAAAGAACAAAACCCAGTCGCACACCTTGATAGCACTGAATACAAGCGTATGGTAGGTGGAAAATTGATGAATAGAGGTATGGGTAATGTGATGAAAATGGTTAAGGACAGAGGAATGAGTATGGCTAAAAGTGGAATGGCTGCTGGAGCAATGTCTGCTGGAGCAATGTCTGCTGGAGCGCTTTCAGGGGGCGCAATCAGTGGAAACAAGAAATCCGCATCTAAACTCGCAAAACATTTTGCTTAAATATAAATTCAAATAACTTAAAAGCATTATCTTATAATCAATTATAATCAATTATAATATAATGGAAGAACACTGGAGAGTGGTTAATAATTATCCTAATTATTCTATTAGCAGTTTAGGACAGGTTAAGAATAATAAAAAAAATCAATTAAAACAAGGTATTTCAAATAATAAAGGTTATTTAACAGTTGATTTATATAAAAAAAAAAATAATATCCGTAAGCGATTTTTTATTCATCGGTTAGTAGGAATACACTTTTTACCAAATTGGAATAATTACAAGGAAATAGACCACAGAAATAGAAATAGCTTAGATAATAGATTAATTAATTTAAGATGGTGTAGCAGAAGTGAAAATTTAAGAAACAGAGAGAAAATGACAGGCTCTAGTTCTAAATATAAAGGTGTTTTTTTTGAAAAAAGTAGAAATAAATGGACTGCTGAAATTTGGTGTAAAGAATTATTTGGAAGAAAGAAAAAGTTTTTAGGTAGGTTTAATACAGAAGAAGAGGCGTATAATGCTTGGAAAAAGTTTGTATTAGACAACAATTTAGAGAAATTTTACGAGGATAAGATTTAGATATTATTGTAAATCTACATTAATTTTATTTTCTAATACAATTATATAATGGAAAATTACAACAGAATTATTTCTTCAAAAATGCTTGGAAATATTGAGAATATGATTGACAATATCCCACAGCCTACCCTTTTTGGTGGGAAAAGACAGCGAGATTTTGTTTTACCATCTTCAACTAATTATTCATATCCCGCTTCTTTATCAGTAGGACATTTAGGAAGTTCTGGAATACCTAAAACTCTCGGGACGACATTTTGGACTGATTTCGGTGAAACTAATTTTTTACAAGATAAAGAAGATGACCCCGTAGAAGGAGGTGCTTATCATATTGGTGCTACTGGCGAGGTATATCGTTCAACTCAATTACCTTCTAAAATGTCTAAGGTGAAGGGAGGAAAAATGTCTGCTAAAAAGCTTTTCAAAGACGCTGTTCCTATTGCTAAAGATTTTGGTATGATATTAGCTAAAGAAGGTATTAAACAAGGTGTTAAAGAAGGTTTTAAAGCCAAGCAAGGAGGAAAAATGTCTGCTAAAAAGCTTTTCAAAGACGCTTCTCCTATTGCTAAAGATTTTGGTATGATATTAGCTAAAGAAGGTATTAAAGAAGGTGTTAAAGAAGGTTTTAAAGCCAAGCAAGGAGGAAGAGTAACAAAAGAATTTTTTGAAGCTGAAAAACAGCTGCTTCCTAAAGGCAAAAAAGCATTGGAAGAATTCTTAAAAGGAGCTGGTTACGATAGTGGAAGTAGTAGTGACGAAGAATGTGAAGATGAACTTGGATATGCTGGTTCAAGAAAATCTGGATTTATTCAAGCAATGGTAGGTAAAAAACCATCTGTTTCAAAATATGGTGCGTTTAACCTTTCCAAAATTAAAGACCCAAGCAATGATTTAATTAACAGATATGGACGACCTAAAAAGAAAGGAGGTGTCTTGCTTCGTGACGTTCCAGCTGAATTTCATTCTTCTGTTTATCCTCCAGCATTACAATCTTATACTGCTGGAAAAGGTGGAGCAAGACCTAAGTCTGCTAGAGGAGCAATTGTTAGTGAAATAATGAAAAAACACGGCTTATCATTACCTGAAGCTTCTAAATATGTAAAACAACACAATCTATATTAAAATTAAGAAGGAGATTAAATAATTTAATTAAATAATAATATTATATTATTATATAATATGCCGTTACTTCCAAGAAGAAATTCGTTAGATTTCAATCCCGATAGTATTATTAATGCTTCTAAAAAGATTAAGACTATTTCTTTGGCTAATATGAAAAATCCTATTTTAGACCCTGATATGAAGACTTTATCGGCAATGGAAAGTGAAAGAAACTTAAGTGTTAATATAGACACATTAGGACAATTGTATTTAGATGTTGAACGAGATTTAATAAGAATAGCTCAATTTGCTGGAACAAATATTGATACTTATCAAGGTTTAGAAGGAAGTGGAATTTCTGGTGGAGCATCTAAAAAACCTAAATTAATTATTGAAGAAGATGAAGATGAAGATGAAGATGAAGATATTGTTACGCCAGTTAAAAAACCTAGAGGAAGACCTAAAGGAAGTAAAACTAAAAATAAACCAGCATCTTCAATCGCTTCATCTCCTGTTAGTATGTTTCCTTCATCAGCATTTGTTCCTCCTCGTTATTCTTCTAGTATGACTTCTTCAAGTGGAAATTCTCAAGCTATACCTCACGGATACCCTGATGATAATGACCCTGATGACGATAGTTCAAGTTATCCAAGTTCTTCCTCAACAGCAAATTCAAGAACTAATAGAAGTTCAACTATTGTATCTTCTCCAGAACACTGGACGAAACCTGTTCCTTACGATGATTTTGATGATATAAGTGATATAACTTTTCAAACAGATAAACCGACAATACCAAAATCAATAAGTAGTTTATTACTTTCTCTTATTGCAAAAATACAAAAAATGGACTTCTTTTTATCATCAAAAATAAAACCTGCTTACACAAAAATTACTGATAAACAACAAGCCATTCTCTCAAAAGTAATGGAAGGAATTTATAATTTATATAAAATGAGTATGAAACAACCAATGGTTAAACCTTATTTACTTGGTAAAATAAAGCGTCCTACAAATTTAGATTTGGAAGAATATATAATTGATAATGTTGATAATGGAGATGATTTATTATCATACTTTAAAAAGGCATTGGATAAACTTGTTTTAGATTTATCAGTTGTTATTAATTCTGCACGTAGAGTTGGTGCTACTGATTTTACTAAAAAAGTATCATACGATGCTTCTAGCCCAGCTAATAGCTACGCTTTAGGATTAGCAGGATATGAAGGTTCTGGTAGAAAAATAGCTACGATGAGGGGTAATGGTAGAAATTTTTACGGCGATGTTATAAATAATTCTCGTGATATTCCTACTATCTTTTCTTCT